TTTTTGGAACCGGCGACACACTAATTAATGGTTCAACCCTGTTAGCTTTGCGTGCAACAAATCCTCTCGAATACAGAGAAGGCGGCAACCTTTTGATCTATGAGAAACCCATAGAAGATCACGAGTACATCATGGCTGTTGATGTATCGAAAGGAAGAGGACAGGACTATTCTACCTTTACTGTAATCGACATTAGCACGAGACCCTTTAATCAGGTTGCTGTCTATCGCTGCAACACTATCTCGCCCTTGCTCTTTCCTAATATTATCTATAAGTATGCGAAAGTCTATTATAACGCATATGTGGTTATTGAGTCAAATGATCAGGGTAGTTTAGTGTGTAACGGATTGTATATGGATCTCGAATACGAGAATATGCACGTCGAATCCGCAACTAAAAATAAAATGGGAATTGAAATAAATCGCAAGACAAAACGATTGGGTTGTTCTGGATTTAAAGATCTTCTTGAGTCTGGGAAATTACAAATACACGATGAGCAAACCATTTTAGAAGTTTCAACTTTTGTGTCTAAAGGCATATCGTATGAAGCAAGTGAAGGTAATCATGATGACCTTGTGATGAACCTTGTGTTGTTTGGTTATTTCGCCACTGGAACTTATTTTGCTCAGATGACAGACATCAATCTAAAAGAAATGATGTATAAACAACGTATGGAAGAAATAGAACAAGATGTGGTGCCATTTGGTTTTGTAGATGACGCATCAGAATATATTGAAAGCTTAGAAACTGAAGAAGAATTTAAAGATAAAGATTGGCATATCCCGTTTGAATTTGAGGGGTGGGAGAATGCCATTTAGTTATCACAACGTTGATATAAAATTCATTCTCAATAAAGAAGAATTTGCTTCTTTAAAAACGCTTTATGATGAATCTCCAGTAATGTATGCACATCAAGATTATAATTTGTTTAATGTAGAAAAAAGAATTGTCAAAAGCGAAGACCATAAAAATAATATTGCAATTAATCGTCTTGATAAATATGGCAATCAGTTTGGCCTGATCCCACATTCTCATTATTTTTTAAAATATCCTGAATGGTCTTTTACTAAGTGCCATATAGACAATAAAAAACTTGTGCAAAAAACAATCATTACTTTTGTTGATGTTTCAAAAGATCTTGTTGGTGGAGACAGTTTGTTTTATGAACCTTATTGGGATTTGCCTCAAGAACCAAATACTTATGTTAAAAGAAAAAAAAATTCTAAAGCATATAATGCAGTAGACATAATTCCTGTTATTGCTCCTAACAAGATTGGAAGCAGTTTGATATACGATGCTACGACAACGCACGGAGTTACTCAAGTTCGAAGAGGTCATCGTACAGTTTTGGTTAGCTGGTTCAAACATCAATAAATTATAAATAAACTTATTGAACTAACCGTATTATGCTTCTTATTAATGTTAACAAAAAAAGGACAAAACTATGGCATTTTTACCTTCTGAGTCTCCAGCCATATCAGTCAGGGAAGTGGATTTATCGGGTATCGTGCCTGCCGTAACTTCTTCTACTGGCGCACTGGTTGGGGGATTTAACTGGGGTCCCGTAGAAACACCTCGTCTCGTAGGAAACGAGGGTGAGCTTGTCTCGCAATTTGGGTCACCTAAACTTGTAGACTCTGAATCAGCAATTGATTTCTTGTCTGCTACACAATTCTTAAAATATTCTGGTAGTTTGTACGTGTCTCGTACTGTAGATGTAGATCTCGCTAGAAACGCTCATGATTCTGCAGACGCTGTTAATAGCGTTCTTGTCAAAAACATTGGCGATTGGGAGTCTAAAATTGACACATACAAAGATCAAACAGCAATCGCAACTCGTAAAAGATTTGTCGCTAAGTATCCAGGTAAAGTAGGAAACTCTTTAAAGGTTTCTTATTGTCCTTGGTCTACTGCTGATGCTTCTTGGGCTGGATGGAGTTATGCTTCTTATTTTGATGCACCTCCCGCTACATCAGATTACGTAAATAACATTGTTCCTAACGCACACGATGAAGTTCATGTAGCTATTATCGATGAAGATGGAGTATTGACTGGAACGCCGAATTCAGTATTAGAAACTTTCCCGTTTGTTTCTATGGCTAAAGACGCCAAGAAAAGCGACGGAACTTCTAATTTTGTATTAGATGTTATTAATAATACGTCTTCTTATGTTTGGGCAGCGGCTCTTGATAGCTCGGTTCATCCTACAAATCTTACTGCAAGCGAATGGACTGCGACCACTATTACTGGAGCAGGAGAAGATGTTTATGAAAGCAGTTTCAACGCTGGCGCTAATGGTGATGCACCTAGCAGAGCGGACTACGTTCGAGGATTTGAAGATTTTAAAGATCCAGACACGCTGCAAATAGATTTTCTGATTGCTCCGGGATTGACTACAAGCAATGACGATCACAAAACAGTGGTAAACAATCTTGCAGAAATTGCAGGGAATGATCGTAAAGATTGTGTTGCAGTAGCTTCTCCCCCAAGAGACAAAGTGGTTGGCGTTACCGACACTGCTCAGATTACTACAGACGTTAAATTGTTTGCTGACAGTTGTAGTTCATCATCTCACTTGGTGTTGGATAACAACTATCTCAAAGTTTATAACAAGTACCAAGACAGGTATGAGTATGTTCCCGCTGCATCTTCAACCGCTGGTTTGATGGCTGCTACGGATAACGTTGCCGCACCATGGTATTCACCTGCGGGTCAAAGACGCGGACAATATTTTGGAGTGTCTTCTCTTGCCTGGAGTGCTACCAAGTCTCAAAGAGATACGTTGTATAAGAATGGTGTAAATCCAATCATCAGTTTCCCTGGTCAGGGAGTTCTTTTGTTTGGAGACAAAACCAAACTTGCACGTCCTTCTGCTTTTGATCGCATCAATGTTCGTCGCTTGTTCCTCCTTATGGAAAGAGCGATTAAACAAGCTGCAGAACAAGTTATGTTTGAATTCAATGATGAATTCACCAGAGCAGAATTTGTTAACATTGTCGAGCCTTACTTGAGAGATATTAAGGGTCGAAGAGGCATCACTGATTTCCGTGTTGTGTGTGACGAAACAAATAACACGGCTCAAATCATTGATACAAACCAATTTGTCGCTGACATCTATGTCAAGCCTGCACGTTCAATCAACTATGTAACTCTAAGTTTCGTAGCGGTAAGAACCGGGGTTGACTTTGAAGAAGTGGTAGGATTGGCATAAGCGCACAAAGGAGAAAATAAATGGCAATTTTAGGAGTCGATGACTTTAAAGCAAAACTGAAAGGTGGTGGTGCGCGTCCGAATCTATTCAAAGCGACTATCAACTTTCCCGCATACGCTGGTGGAGATGTTGAATTAACATCTTTCATGTGCCGTGCGGCTCAACTGCCACAATCTGTGGTAGAAGCGGTGCCTGTTCCGTTTAGAGGACGTGTCCTTCAAGTGGCAGGTGACCGTACATTCGAACCATGGACAGTGACCATTTTAAATGACACTGGGTTCGAAGTACGTGATGCTATGGAACGTTGGATGAATGGTATCAACGGTCACACCGCAAACACTGGGATCACCAATCCAAACGATTATCAAACGGATCTAGTCGTAGATCAATTGGATCGTGACGAGTCAGTGATCAAGCGCTACAACATTCGTGGTGCATTCCCTACTACTGTGGGTGAAATTCAGCTACAGTATGATCAAGCTGGTGAAGTAGAAGTGTTCGATGTAGTCTTCTCTTATCAGTATTGGGAGTCAAATACCACCAGTTAAAACTGGTCTAAATAACGGGGAGTCTTCGGACTCCCTTGTTATTGATTAGGAAAAAATATGGCAGACAACGACAATTCAGGTTTTAAATTATTTGGCTTTGAGATAAAGAGAGCGACCACTAAGAAAGAAGAGAAAAAACTTGTTTCTATGGTGCCGCCTACTGATGTAGATGCTGCAGGATATGCTTCCGTTGCGGCTGGGCACTATGGCCAGTACGTTAATATTGATGGCGAACATTCTAAAGACAACCATCAATTGATTATGCGTTATCGTGGCGTTGCTATGAATCCAGAAGTAGATATGGCAATTGATGAGATCATCAACGAAGCCATCGTTTCTTCTCAACTGAAAGCTTCTGTGGAAATTAATCTAGATGAGATTGAAGCCTCAGACAAAATCAAAAAACAAATAAAAGAAGAGTTTGATAAAGTAACTCAAATGCTCAAGTTTAATGACTTGGGATATGATCTGTTTCGTTCTTGGTATGTGGATGGAAGAGTTGTTCATCACCTTTTGGTCAATGAAGCGAATTTAAAAGCAGGCATTCAAGAAATCCGACACATTGATTCTGCTAAAATTCGTAAAGTACGTGAAATTAAGTACAAAAAAGATCAGGGCACTAATGTTCAACTTGTAGATAAAGTTGATGAATATTATGTTTATGAAGAAAAACCCGGAACTAACTCCGTACAAAAAATTAAAATTTCTACGGATGCAATTTCTTATGTAACATCAGGTTTGCTCGATGAAACCAAAAAGAAAATTGTATCGCACTTACACAAAGCATTAAAACCGATTAACCAGCTTAGAATGATGGAAGACTCACTAGTCATCTATCGTTTAGCCAGAGCGCCGGAAAGAAGAATCTTCTATATTGATGTAGGCAATTTACCTCGTGGTAAAGCCGAACAGTATATGAAAGACATCATGACCAAGTACAGAAACAAGCTTGTTTATGACGCCAATACTGGACAATTAAAAGATGATCGAAAGCATATGTCAATGCTAGAGGATTTTTGGTTGCCACGCAGAGAGGGTGGTCGGGGTACAGAAATTTCTACTTTGCCGGGTGGAGATAATTTAGGTCAGATTGAAGACATTATTTATTTTCAAAAACGATTATACCGCAGTTTAAACGTTCCTGTCAATAGATTAGAACAAGAAGCGGTGTTCTCGCTTGGAAGATCTACAGAAATTTCACGTGATGAGGTAAAGTTTCAAAAATTTATTGACAGACTGCGTCGTAGATTCAGTATGTTGTTTCTTGGAATTCTTAAGAAGCAGCTTGTTCTCAAAGGTATCATTACAGATCAGGATTGGGAAGATTGGAAAAGCGACATTGCAATTGATTTTATCAAAGATAATCATTATGCAGAATTGAAAGAAGCAGAAATTCTGCAAAACCGAATAGCTATTCTTGGAGAAGTTTCTCAGTTTGCGGGTGATTATTTTAGCAAGCAATGGATTTGGAAAAATGTTTTAAGACTATCTGACGAAGACATTGAAGAAATGAAAAAAGAAATTGACAAAGACATTGCTTCAGGTGATCTGCCAGACCCAGAAGAAGAAGAACAAAAGGAAAGAGAGGCTGCAGCAAGACCTCCCGCCCCTACTCCAGTAACCGTTGTTCCTAACACTACAGCGGACAAAGAGCAAAAGCTTGAAAAAGATGCTGAAAGAAAACGT